TGCAAGATCCACTTTGCCCGGACGAGATTATCTTGACCAGAAAGTTTGTCGAGGGTTGCGTCTTGGCACAAAGTCATAAGGTAGCGCGCGACTTTATCATATCGATTTTGACGGATGAGCAAGTCGAATTGATTCGGGAAGCAGCGGCGCGCTTGCGCGTGTCTGAGTTTACCTCAGATGAGGATTTCGCGGACGAACTTGAAAGGGCCTTTGGCTGTGATCAGAAAGTGTAAGGAGGCGCTGAATGCCGGTTGAAATGCGCTCGGTTTATTCCTCGCATATTAATGCGCCCGCTCGATGACCGCAACGATTTGTTGGAAACCAGTTTCTCAGAAAGTGAAGAGTCTCCGTGTCGGTGCTCCATCGCGGTTTATGGAAGTGCTTGATCGTATCGGGATCCGCTTGCCGGGTGAGGTGGGGACTGAGCATATTGAAGCGCTTAGGGGGGCAGCGGCAGCAACGGATGAGATCTCCAATCCTTTTCAAGATCTCATCGTGCTTATTGATCGCTACGATCGAGTTCGTCTTTGGGCGGAGTATTGAGGAGAAAGGGCTGTGACTGTTGAGATGCGATCTGTGTATAGCTCGATGGTGGACGAGATCGGCTACGATCCCGACACGGAGGAACTACATGTGAAGTACCCCTCGGGGCGAACGGCGGTTTATGAGGGGGTGCCGCTGACGGTCGCGGCTACGGTGCAATCTTCGCCTTCGATCGGCGAGGCGCTTCACGCTCACGTTAGGGGAAAGTATGGGCATCGATACATCTGAAGATCCTGAGTACATCGCAGACCTGCGGACCGGCAGAAGGGTCGAGCTTTATTTATCAAGCGATTGTTTGTTAGCGCTTCAATATTTCCCGGAGTTTGACAATATCTCTGTGTCGTTTTACACCAAAAATATGCCGGGATTTACGTTCGGCCTTCCAACAGAAGACTGGCCGTTCGTGCAGGATATAGTGGCAAAATTCGACTGGCGCGGTCGTAAGCAATGAACAATCTAACTGTAGCCGGCCGGATCGGTCTTGCGATCGTGACGCAGTTTCTTTTGATCGCGGCTTGCTTGTTTGCCGTCTGGGACAAGGATCAGCAATTGCAACTTCTTATTGCTGGAGCAATTATCGCCAACGCCACGACTGCGGTGAATTGGTTCTTCGGTTCGTCTGCCGGCTCGGAGAGGAAGGATGACATCATCGCGGCTTCGACCCCAGGCAACGGCAAGGCACCGTAAATGACCATTACCCCTTCCTGCGAGAATTGTGCGTTCTCCGATGATGGGCCGGCACCGGCAGACCCGAAAGATCGTTGGTTGCTGTGTCGAAGACATCCGCCGCGTGTATTTTCGTCTGTAAATGACGGGTATGAGGGAGGACATGGAGTGTTTCCTCGTGTTTCCAGACAAGACTGGTGCGCCGAGTGGGTTATTTCGCGAATTAATACAGGAGAAAAAGAGCATGTCACATATCTTCAACTTGAAAAGAGAGACGAATGACCAGCGAGCACTACCTCCGAGAGATCGCCGAGTTGCTGAAGGAGATGAACCAGCGACTCGCACGGATCGAAGCGGGACTGGGGGCTTTTCCGAAATTGACGTTTTCTACGGGGCCGGACATCCGCACGGCGGAAGCTCTGGCGCGAATTAAATGAAATCACCGGCTGACGCCTTTCGCGACATGGCCGCTCGGATCGAGCGCAACGAAGCGAGCGAGTTTGCCGGGGCGTTGTTGCTGGTTCCCCCTGACGGCGGTGATCCGCTGGAGATCCTGCTCGTGAAACAGGCGCATGATCTGGCGCTCTTCTGGTCTACGATCACAGCTGCGGTCACGATCGCCGCACGCGAGTTCGAGGAGCGCGCCCGCAGCAATGATCCTTTCCGGCGATGAAACCTGAATATTCTCCAGGGAGCGGAGATGCCGCAGGAGCGGTGTCTCTGCTGCAGCGCGAGAGTGTTTGGCATCTCGGCGGGGCCGACGGATGCCTATGTTCTAATTTTGAGATACTGGGCTACAAAATAGACGTTGCGTGTCGGAAATCCTCACTGACCATTGGAGAACCTCATACGCTGGTCGAGGTCGCAAGTCGGCTTGATGTTTCACCTGCCGATCTAGCGCTTGTCGCTAAAGAAGTTAAACGGCAATGCGCAGAGGCCGATCCGCATATTCCGGTGCTGGTAAAATGCTATCATATTGACGGGCGAGAAAGGTTGGAGTCCGCCTGATTGATGAGTAAGATCACTTTCATCGGAGACAAGGTGTCCGTCCCTGCGTTGTTCGGACAGATTCTCGAACGAGAAGGCCTGGAGGCCGTTGTCGTTCTCGTCCGCGTTAACGGGTGTTGGACGGCGTGCTGGTCTAATGGCGTTACCGTGGCGGGCATTTCGATGGCTGCGCTCAAATTGATGGCCGATGCGCAGAGCTTCATTCATGGCGATAAACAGAGTGGCTGGTCGTCCCCGGAAGAGGCGCCGCCGGGTTGAGCGCATTAGCAGCAACAGGCGGCTGGAACTCGGCAAAGGTCGAAGCGTACAGCGAAGCCTATGAGATCTTCACCTCTCAGGTAGTCTTCGATTCCAAAGAAACGGGCCGCACCTTCCTTGCGCAGAACCGCTACAACTCTCAAAAGAAATTCTTGCGGACAATTTGGGACGGGCTGGCTGATGATGTCCATGATTTCAACTTTCTAAAGGCTCGCCAGTTGGGCGTTACGACGGAAGCGCGATCGCTAGGCGTGTTTTGGGTCGGCATCCACGAAGGGATGCGCGGCGCCATGGTGTTCGATACGGACAGTCACAAGGAAGAGGCGCGGCTTGAAATCGAGGCGATGATCCAAGGGTTGCCGCGCTCGGTTAAGTTCCCGCGCATTCGCACGATGAACCGCTACATGATGACCCTAGAGGGCGAGGGCGGTGCCGCCGGGTCGTTGCTCAGGTTCATGTCGGCAGGGGTTCGCACATCCAAATCTTCGGGGGTGCTGGGGAGGTCTAGCGGAATAAACTTGCTTCTGGCAAGTGAGTTATGCTCGTGGGATAACGAAGAGGGAATAGTAGCTCTCAAGCAATCACTGGCGGAATTTGATCCAAGGCGACTTTACATTAAGGAGTCGACTGGTCGAGGATTCAATTCCTGGCATGAAATGTGGCAAGAAGCTCTGGCCGATGACTTGAATCAAAGAACTTGCTTCCTTGGGTGGTACGACAAAGAAACTCAGATTATCCCTTTCGGTTCCCCGATGTGGGAGAGGTACGGGAGTCCTGAGCCCACAGATGACGAACTCAAGCGCATTTACGAGGTCAAGAAACAGTACGGCGTAGAGGTCAGCCGCGAGCAGTTGGCGTGGTACCGCCGGAAGATGGACCCGGCACGGGATCGCGACAAAGACGATCCCGAAGACAGCATGCAGCTCCAAGAGCAGCCGTGGACCGAAGACGAGTGTTTCATGGCTACCGGCTCGACGTTCTTCGATTCGGTCAAGCTCTCCGAAAGAATGGCGCAAGCGGTTCCGCACAAATATCAGGCCTTCAAGTTCTGGCCTGGAGTGGACTTCTTCACGTCGAGGATCGAGCCCGCCCGGACGTGGCGGGAGTGCCAGTTGAAGCTGTGGGAAGAACCGCAGCCTGATGCGACCTATGTTATAGCCGCAGATCCTGCATTTGGGCACGACGAGAAGAACGATCGCAGCGCCATTGAAGTTCTCCGCTGCTATGCCGATCAAATTGAACAAGTCTGCGAGTACGCCTCGGCCTCGACGCCGACGCACCAATTCGCTTGGTTGATCGTGTCCCTCGGAGCCTACTATGGGCTTTATTCCGGCTCGGCGGTTTATGAGATAGTCGAATTGAACGGACCTGGCGAGGCGGTGTGGCGCGAGATGGGGCAGTTGCGAAGGTCGATCCGCACGGGCTATTACGCTGCCGCCGCACGGGACCGGGGCATCGGAGACATGGTGAACAATACCAGACAGTATATTTACACGCGCTCCGATAGCATGACATCCGGTCACTCCTACCACTGGAAGACAACTACGCAGTTGAAGGTCGCGATCATGGAGCGTGTTCGTGATTTCATCCATAACGGGATGATGTTGGTGCGTAGCCAGGAAACACTTGAGGAAGCCCGCTCAATCGCTCGAGACGGCGATTCGATCAAGGCCGAGGGGAAGAAACACGACGACCGGATCTTTACTCTTGCCCTTGGTGGGCGGTGCTGGGAAGAGCGAGTCCAGCGCGGACTGATGGCGGGAAACCGCACCAAGGCCGCAGACGTGGCGAAGCGGGCGCTTTCAGTTGCTGACCAGTATCAGCTCTTTCGGCAATTCCAGCTTGCGAATTTCTTCAAAGTCAAGCAGGTTGAGCGTTCCCTGGCGCAGCGGCAAGCGATGGGACGGCCGAGATGGGCGAGAAGACGGTGATCGTAGAACAAAAACACCCGTTCGTAGATGCGCTACGTAAGCTTGAGACAGATACGTGTCAGGAAGGCTTTGCCATCTGGGGCGGCACGCCCAAGGAAGAAATTCTTCGGACGCTCGGCATGGGGCCAGCCGCCCATGCGCATCATCAACCTGGAACGATTTTTGATCTCGCTCGACTATTCCTCGCGGGATATCATGCCTCTGTCACCGGAGACGAACGATTCCTCGACGAGTGGACTGACGATGCCGTGGCCGATGTTCTCAAACGGCGTCGCCGGAATCACAAAAGGGCGCAAGCCCGAGCCCTGGCCCGTAAGCGACAGAGAGGAGCCGGAACACTGGCGGCTCTGCCCGCTACGGCCTCTCAGCCTGAGAATTCAGGATGTGCCGCTACGGTGGTAGCCGAAGGTTCTCAGGCTGAGAATAAATTCTGGGATGCCGTGAAGGAAGCCGGAAAGAGCCGATGATGGCATTCTTCCGGCGATATCGATGCCCCGATTGCGGCGGCATATTCAAACATCTGCACCATCCGAATGACTCCCCCCCGCCCGACGAATGCGAACTCTGCCACGCGTCGATGATCGGCGAGAAGCCTGTGTTCGTTCCCCAGGCCCCGCGAATCGGCACGCAACTCGGCAAGGGGCAGGATCAGGTCTATCGGCAGATGGAGAGATCTTCCGAGGCGCGGATGGAAATGATGGCCCAACACGGCGGCGGTTCCGCGTCCGACTACAGCCATACCAAGATCACCGATCTGCACGACAACCAGCGCGAGGGTGAGGTCGCTGCGAAATATTCCCCTCCCCCGAACTATGTGAGCGAGTTCATGCGGCTGAACCAAGGGGCAGCGCAGCCGATCGGGGGAGGCTATGCGCCTATGGCGGGGGCGACGGGGATAGAATACGCCGCCGCAGCCCATGTGGATCCGACGACCGGCAGACCAGCTGTATTCCATCATGCCGGCGCCTCGACCAGAGACAGGGTTGTGGGGAGCCATGCTTCGATCGCTCGCGCGGTAGAACAGGAGGGGAGGCTGAACAAGAAATGAGCGGAATCGAATTTAAGTGCTGGCTTGCGATTTGGGACGCTGCAACGAATTATCTCTGCGAACTCTCTTTAGCCGGCAAACGAGACACGAGTGAGGCTATCTGGTTGCGCCGTCTTTGGTGGTCCGCTCAACATAATGTAATTAAGGGAAAGGTTGGAGTCAGCGCCTGAAATGTGATCCTTGCTGATAACGTCAAAGACCTCACCAAACAAGTCCTCGACATCATCGATGTTTGCCGGGCATCGCAAAGCGAGCGGGCATCGGCCTATCGCACGTATGGTCAATGGAGGGAGACAGGGAGGGCCGCAGGACCGTTGGCTCTGGCGAACGTTCTCTACTCCCATCTCCAGCGCACCGCCTCGCACATAATGAGTCCAGCCGATCTGCGGTTTCAGGTTGATTTCGAGCAGCACTACCCAAAGGAAATCACAGACAAAGGAGCGATGGCGGCTCGTGCGTTGAGCAGAGAATGGGAGCGGAAGAACATCGACATCCTGTTCGGTCAAGGCACGTTCGAGGGGTTGAGTTACGGTGCTTGCATTATGAAGAATCTCTCGAAAGAGAATGGTGGCAAGCACGACGTTGGTGCGCGTCTCGTCCAGCCGTGGTCCTTTGCCGTCTACAATGAAAGAGTCAACGCGCTTTCCGATCAGGAAGCCGTCATGGAGACGGTCTACCTGACAAAGCCTGAAGTGTGGCGGCGGGTTCGCAATCTTCCTGATGCCGAGAAGCTGTTCCGCAGGATTATCGCTTCGTCAACCAAGGAATCCGGCGTCGGCATTCCGACCTCGTTCATGCACCAAGTTCTATCGACGGCCGTGCTCGATGTGAGTTTGCAGAACGCCACTCGACCCCAGCCAGGTGGAGTGGTGCAGCTCACCAACGATCCGAACTTCGCCACACTCGGACCCACGGTCGCGGCTGAATTGTTTCCGCTGCACGAGGTGTGGATCAAGGATGATGAACGGCATGACGACTGGACGACGGTGCAAATCTGCGAGCCGGATATTCTGATCGCCCCGCGCTATAAATATTGTAATCTGTTCGCTCCCGACACCCTACCCTATGGCTTGATTCAGCCGAACTGGGTCACCGACTATTTCTGGGGCCGATCGGAAATCACCGATCTGATGATGCTGCAGGAGTGGCTGACTACACACCTCGACGACATCAAACGAATTGTCGGCAATCAGGCCGATGGGTTCTACGCCTTCCCAGGCATGGATGGGTTGCAGGATGAGGAGTATGTAAAGCGTCGCTCGTCTGGGTTCATGTCCATGCCTCCAGGTTCCTCGGCGGTCGATCTGACGCCGAAACTCCCTCCCGAGTTCGTCCCGCTGATAAAGGAGATCCTGTGGATGATGGATCGCGTCTCAGGGTTCGCGAATATCCTGTCGGGTGAGGGCGAGCCTGGTGTGCGCGCCGGGGTCCATGCCGACACCCTCAAGCGGATGGCGAGCCCGCATCTGCGCGACCGCTCGCTCTTGGTCGAGAGGCAGTGCGCTGAACGCGGTGACGCCACCTTTTCGGCGATGGAAGCCAAAGACGCCAAAGTCTATTGGGCGGATGCCGAAACCAAGGAGGAAGGGGAATTTCTGCTAAATAGTTTACCCGACGATCGTCGGGTTTCGGTAGACTCGCACTCGTCCTCGCCGATCTACCATGACGATAACGCGAACCTGATTTCGTTTGGCGTGAAAGCCGGGTTCATCACCGGCGAGTCGGCGATCGAGGATCTGCCTTTCCAGCATAAAGACAAACTTATTCAGCGTCTGAAGGAGAAAGAGAAGCAACAGGCGGCTATGCTGGAGTCTCTTCCTCCCGACGAACGAGCGAGGGTTTTGGCGGGGCATTCGGGGCATCGGCGATAGCTTTAGCTTCGATTTGCGCTTCGCGACGAATAAGTCTCTGGTATCGTCTCTTGAGAGATCGTATCGGCTTAATTAGAAAGTTGAGTTTTCGCCAGCGGCGCAGCCGTTTCAATTCAAACACGACGATTGCGTCGGTTAATTCATCAAGCTCTTGATAGAAATCTGATCTATAGCGCTGGCGAAGAAGTTGCGCTAACTGATCCTCGAATGGGGATTTGCGAAAATTAAACTGCCGGAGCATCTGGCTTCACCTTCGGTGAAGGCTGGGGACTCGGGGCGTCATCGCTAATGTCAGTTTCAGACATTGCATAGACCGCTCCGCAGCAATCGCACGTCCCTATATCTCGCTTATAGGTAACCTCGCCGACGCAAGTGCTCGTCTGAGTGCATTTGTGAGGATCAATGGATGTTTTTTTAGGCATGTGACCACCCTGGTGAGATAACAGAAAAAGCGATTACGCATCCATTTCGTACCGTAGCGTGAAAAATACTCTTTCCGATGGAAAGAGAAAGGTTGTCCTCATCGCTTATCGGTTCTCCGTCTGGCCAAAGCAGCGCTTCGTCGAGCCCTTCGTGAAGATCGGTAATCATCCCCATTTCGCGTTTTGCTGGACACCATCGTTGATCCAACCGTATGCGTCTTTGAGCCTGTGAATTTTTTCCCAAAATGTGCATTCGGCGCCAGGTTTAGATAACATAGCGATCACATCCTGAATCGCGATATCGAAATCTTCTGCCGCGCCAAACGCATCTAACGCTGCGTCGGCGTACACAAGGAAAGTCTCGCGAACCGCGTCTAGCGCATCATCCCAAGAATGCGGGCGAACCACGGGGACTTTCTGCCCGATCCAGTTTCCTGAAACCCATTTTTGGAAAATGGATTGAGCAATTTGGAGTCTGATTCTCTGGAACTCGACAGTCATTTTACGTTCTGGGTTTCGTGGCGCTGCCGCGACTTGTCGAGAATCGATTAACCCCATTTCGCATTCTGCCGCCATGCCTCAATGTCCTCTCTGTAGTAGTAGATCCGGTTGACCTCGCGATAGTACGGCGGCCCGATCCGCTTCTTTCGCCACGCGTCGATGGTCCGCTCGCAGACGCCTAACTCATAGGCGAGTTGCTTTGATGTAAGTTTGATGTCGGAGCGGGAACCTGCGCCGTTCTGCATAAGTCCGTATGTAATTCACGAGACTTCGCGCCGCAACAATATTGTGCGGCTCCGCTCTCAGCGCACAGCATCAGAGGTTCGCAGCCCTCGTCTCTCCTTGTTGGGATGGCTGCGGGTGTGTGTAACCCAGAGATGGAGTATCTCGATGATTACGATCCCAGGTATCCGCAGCCGGAAACACAGGCGCGGGCGTAAGCGGTAATTATGATCCGCTACAAGCGGAAAAAGCAGCCCAAGCGAGTGCCGAAATGATTCGGCATCGCATGTCGAAACGCCGTTCTTACAGGCGGCGCTAGATCATGGCCGACGGGGCTCCAAATCCCGCCGGCATGGGTGGTCCTCCCCCAACGCCCGGCGCACCGCCGCAGGCTCCCACTACGGGATCATCGCCTGCGACGATGCCCGTGGCTAACCGCGGCGAGCAAGCCGCTGGTTTGGCCCACGTTGCAGTCGCCGTTCACATTCTGGAAAAAGCCTTCCCAATGCTCGGCATGGGCGACGAAGCCGGGCGCACGGTGCACAGCATCTTGCCGAAGTTGGCCAAGCTCGTGCCGCCCGGCGCGGTTTCTTCCGGGATCGAGAAGTCGGTCCTGGAAAAGATCATGCTCGAAAACCGACAGAATTCGATGAACGTTGCGCAGATGCGCGGCGGGCCCCCGCGTCCGGGGCCCGGTGGTGCTCCTCCCGGCGGCGCTTCCCCTCCCCCTCCCCCAGCGATGGCGGCGTAAATGCCCGTTAACATCTTCCAAGATCCGTCGAAGTCTCTCCCGAAGCGCGACGCGCAGATCGTGCGTGTCCCTCTGGAAGACATGGACACGATGACCAAGACGAGGCCGACGCCGCGACAGTCCACAGATCTCGGCATCCAGCATGTTCCGAATGCGGGGTCCAAAACCTGATGGCGAAGGTCGAAATCGACGAGACCGAACTCGCGACTTACCGGCAGGTTTTTACGGCGGTTCGGCAGGGCCTAGCAAATCCCAAGACCCGCTCCAAGCTGCTCGAAGTCCAGGCCGAATTAACGCCGGAAGCGACTTCCCCGGAGATCACGCTCCGGTCCTCCCTTGACGCATTCAAAACCGAGATCCTTGGCGAGTTCACCAAGCTTCGCGAGGAGACGACCAAGGAAAAGACCGATCGTGAAGAGCGCGAGAGCCGGGACGCGCTGACGCGCCGCTGGGATGAATCGCGCGCCGCTGCGCGTAGCGATGGGTACAAAGGCGAATCGCTTGATGCGCTTGAAAAATTTATGGAGGAGAAAGGCGTCGCCGATCACCGCGTCGCGATCCCTGCCTTCGAACGTCTGCATCCCCCAGCTCAGCCTGTCGAGACCGGCGGTCAGAGATGGGATTTCTTTGGCGCCAAAGAAACCCGCCCGCCGGATTTGAAGGCGTTGCTTGAGGGCGATGAAGACGCCTTCCTCGCGCAAGCCATCCCGGAAGCTCTCGGCTCGGTGCGTAACCAGCGATGAGCGACAGGATCTTTCAGACTCCCGCGCCTTCAAAGGCGACCGATCGCGATCCAGCGGTGACGCCGATGACGGCACCGATGCCGCCGCCGATCAATCCCGATCCGCCAGGGGATGTGAAGCACGTCCCGAACAAGCGCTGAAGAGAGTAAGAGATGCCCCTTCCAGGCCAAGGCGTCGTCCCGACAGGGAGCCTTTTTACCGAGTTGACAGCGACCACGAGGCGCGCGTTCGTCCCTCGATTATTCGTTCAAGTCTATTTTGCGACACCCACATTGTTCTACTTATTGGGCGGCGCGCAGAAGGCAGCTGGTGGTCTGTCTCAGGTCACGATCCCGACCCAGATGAACAGCATGGTGCAGGGGCAGTTCGTCGGGTACGGCGGCGGGTTCAATTCCCCGGTCATCACGCCTGGTATCCAGAACGCGCAGTTCCCGCTGGCCTATTGGGTCGTGCCGGTTCCTCTCCCCTTCGGTGAGACGATCATCCAGGCGACGGATCGGGAAATCTCGATCCTCAAAGCGCGGATGAACGATGTGTGGTCAGTCACCGTCCAAAACATGGGCGGTCTGGTCTTTACGAACAACACCGCTAACACATTGCTGCCGAACTCGTTTGTGGACGCGTTCGACAATGGCACGAATGTCGCGGTGTATGGCGGCATCAACCGCAATGCTCCCGGCAACACTGCGTGGCAGAGCCAGTACTACACGGCCGCAACCGGCACCGGTCTCCCCGGAACCGCCGGGTACACGCGCGCCACGATGTCGAACCAGATCCTGCAAATCGTCAATGCTTCGGGCGGAGAGGCGCCGACTTTTGGCGTCATGTATCCGGGCGATTTTGCGACGCTCAACAATGATTTCGTCGGCACCGAGACGATCTTCAAAGATCCCGGACGCGAATATGCGATGGGGACACCTGTTCGTTCCTCGTTCCCGAACCTCAATGTCGCTGGCGTGCCGATCTACGCTGATCACTTCTGCCCCAAGGGGTCCGTCTTCTTCGTGAATGCCCGCTACACGAATATGTACGCATCCGAAGATGCGATGTTCGATTTCAGCGGGTTCTACTCTTTGGTGCCGCTTGGTCAGATCGGACAACAGGGCGTTGTGGTCACGGGCTACAATGTTTTGACGGCCAAGCCCGTCGCTAATGCACAAGTCGTAGGCGTCGGCGCCGCGTCGTTCTAAGGGAAAGAGCATGCCTCAGTTTATCGCTGGTCCCGGTCAAGGCTTGCCGCTCCCGCAGGAGCCGTATGCGCCGCACCAGTTCCTGCAGGGGATCGCGCCATTCACCGGACCGTCTAATGGCGTTTCGCTTGGTCCTGCGGAAACGCTCTACATCCCGGCCGGTCAGTGGATCGTTTCGGTCACCGGTTCGATCTCGGCTCTCCAATGGCTGAACCCGGTCACGCAGCAGTGGACCAATCTGCTCGGCCCCGGTGCAGCGTGGGGCATGTACGTTCGGTCAGACGGATTTTCCTGGCGCATCGCCAATCTGTCGGATTGGTGGTATGGCGGGATCGTTACCGCCGCCGGCACTCTCTATGTCCAGTCCTCGACGACGATCACGGCGGGGACCGGAAACTCGACATGGGTGGCGATCGTCGGCGGCGCGCTTGGCACCTTCACGCAGGTAACGCCAGGCTCTGGGTACACGAAACCGCCGATCGTGTTCATTCCCAATCCGCCTCCGCCCGGTGTTCAGGCGACCGCAACCGCAGCACTCGGCACAGGTGGTGCAGCAGGGACTGTGGCGTCGATTACGATCCGGACCGCTGGGGCGGGCTATCTGGTTGCTCCTCCGGTTATTCTCTACAGCGATCCGACCGATCCGAGCACGGCGATTGTCCCGGCAACCTTCACTGTTGCCTTGACCGGAGCCGGGACGTTGACGGCGGCTCTGCTGGTGAACGGCGGGCAATTGCTTACGACCGCGCCGACCCTCACCGTGAATGGTGTAGGAAGCGGTGCCACGGCGACGACGAATCCGGCTACGGTGGTCGCTGCTGCCAACGACGTCGTGACGATCCAGTCCCTCTGACCGGAGTCCGGAGGTGTCGTGCTCACAGCCTATGAGACAGCGACCCTCCAGCTGTTCCAAGCGGCCACGTCCGTCACTCCGTTAATCTCGACGCCGCAACTCGACGCCAACATCAATTCGGCGCGGCTTCAGGTAGCGGCCGAGGGAGAGTGCATCCGGGGAGAAACCCTGCTCACTCTGACGGCCTTGATCCAGGGATATCCGTTTTCCAGCCTTTCCGGCATATCGAATGCCCCGACGGTGATAGCGATTCGGTCGGGATCGATTGGCGCTTCGCCGCTAGATGTTCGCCCGTGGGAATGGTTTGCAGCTTATTATCTTGGGCGAGCCGGCGTAGGGGTTCCCAAGGTCGTCGCTCAACAGGGTCAGGGAACGGCCGGATCGTTGGTGTTTGCTCCGGTTCCGATTGCGTCGGCCACGGCATCGTTTGATGCCGTGTTCTTGCCTACCCCGCTGATTGACGACAGTACACCGGAAGCGATTCCCTACCCTTGGACTGACGCGGTGCCGTTCTACGCGGCGTGGCTCGCGATGATGAACGCCCAGCGGCAAGCAGACGCCGACATGATGTTTTCCCGGTATGAACAGGTGATGATGCGACTGGCGCGAATGGGGTCAACCCCGAGCGAGTTGCCGTCGAGCATGCCTGCGGATCGCGGGCTCCGACTACAGCAGGGTGGATGAGATGAAAAGAGCGTTTGTCATTTCAGCGTTGTGCGCGGCTGCGCTAGTCCTCGTGTTTTGGCGATACGCCGAGATAAGCGATCCAGCGTGGGCGCAGCAGCCGCCAAATTCCAACCTCGTCTTGTTTGGGCAACCACCTTATACGGGCGTCGATGCGACGCATGGGTTCCCGATCAATATTGTCGGCGGCAGCGTAAGCGGGATTACCGGGTTAACTGCCGGTCAAGTTCCGATCGCCGGTTCGGCTACCACACTGACGAGCAGTGTGGCGGGCGTTTCGTGCGCCGCGAACACGGTCACCCTGGCAACACTTGTCGTGACCAGCGGCGTCGTCACGCATTGCTAGCCGCGTTTCGACATCTCGGAGATCATGCGTTGGTAAGTCGCACGAGTTACGTCGTCCACCTCTGGTGGGAGACTGGGATTTTTGACGGCCGTGCTCGTCGCATTCTCCGTATGTTTGTTCTCTTCAAGCGCGGCGTTGATAGCGGCTTCGTATTCCTCAGAAAATGGTGCTCTTTCTGTCCATCCGCCGTCGCCTACGCCTTCAGTCCAGCTAACGGCGTTCAGCATCTCTTCAGTCAGCTCGCGCATTGCGGTGATTGCGGCATGGGCGCGTTTCTCAAAAAGTTTCCACGCCGGCTGACCAACTTCCGATGCTGGCCCACAAGTCAGGATCGCGTCAGGGCTAAGGTTGCCCCCATGCGCATCAACACACAGTGCACGCGCAACTCGCTCTTTCATCTCGCTCATCATCATCTCCGTGTGTGTGCGCCGCGAGGATACGCCTGATGCTCGTCGCGTATCAACAGCGCACTCGACTCCTGCTCGGCGACGAGAAGTTCAATTGGCTGCGCGACGGCGATTTGATCAACTACATCAATGAGGCGCGCAATCAGGTGGCGGGGGAATCCGAATGTCTGGTGGACTATTCGTCGCTTGCCGTTTCTGCCGCTTCTCAGATGTATCCGTTCTCGCAGATCGTGATTACCGCCGCCAATGTCACGGCCGGGTTTGGGCAAGTCCTGAATGTGCGGACAGGGAGTTTCAGCATCGGGGACGTTGGGCACAAACTCGTCTATCCCCGAGCGTGGTCTTGGTATCAACTCTACACTCTCAATCAGCCTGTGCCGGCGGTGGGCGAGCCGAGAGAGTTCGCTCAGCAGGGTCAGGGGGTTTCCGGAACCCTGTGGATCAACCTCCTAGACACCGATTACGTACTCAATCTTGATACGGTTTGCCTGCCGGTCCCGTTAGTTGACGACACGACTGTCGAAGCGATCCCGCTTCTATGGACGATTCCGGTGTCGTTCTATGCCGCATGGCTCGCGATGATGACCAGGCCGGCACCAGACACCAAACCCGATGACATGCTGCAACGCTACGAGCAGATGATGGGACGCGCTCGTGCCGGGGCGACCTCGCAAGTGCTGCCCCACATCCAATCTCAGGGCCCGGACCTCGCCAACGCCAATCGGTACGGCATCAGCCAAGGGCGAGGCGGTGGCTAAAAAGACCAAACAGGAAGCTGACTACGGCAAGGCCAAGTCAGACGGCGACCGCTGCGGCGAGTGCAAATGGTTTGAGGTAGAGCGCGCTTACTCTTGCGAGATCGTCGACGGCGACATCCAGGTAAACGGCTGGTGCAAGTATCACCACGATAATTCACACCGCCGCGGATCTCGCCTAGCGAGGCAACAGGACCGCCAGCGCCATCAGGTCACGAGCATGCGGGAGAAGGTGACGGAACCCGATGCTGTTTGAAATGCCGATGCGGCGTATTCGTTGTCACGACTTACTGGCGGACCGTGGCTGGCCATGTCACAGCCCTTTGGACTCGGTTGCCCGCGCTCGCGTGGCTGCTTTCCGGTCCGCATCGGCGGCAAGAAACTATGCTGTTTGATTACGCCAAGCAAGTGCGGCGCTTCCTGCGCGACCCGAAGATGGGGCACATCGACGAGCCCGACATTTGGGATTATGTGAACCGTGCGCGTCGGGAAGTTGCGCTCCGCTCGCAATCTATCAGGAGGGTTCCGCCGACCTCGGGGGCGATCGTCGAGATCGACATCCTGAACCCCGGCGCGATGTACCAGAACCCGGTCGTAGTGATCTCGCCGCCCGATAGCCCCAACGGGCAACTTCCCTATCCTGGGGGAGCGCAGGCTACAGCCGTCGCGCAGCAAATCAGCGGGCAAATCACCAACGTCTCTGTGACGTTTGGGGGAGCTGGGTATTTCCAGCCGACCGCATCAATAATCGACTTCGCCACACCCGAAGAGGCTCAGGTGTTCATCCTGGGCGTCTCCATTCTCGGTGGCCCTGACGTTCTCGGGTCGATCGCATCCCCTCCCGTTCCAACGGGACTGGGAGTCGGCGCAATGCTCGCGGTGCAGACCGAACCGCTGAGCATTACGGCGTTCCAGCAAGAGACCTACGATTTTGAAGATTTCCCTATCCTGACATTGCCAGGCATCAAGTCTGTGTTCGCTGTGCTGGATGTGTCTATCATTTATTCCAACTATAGGTATAGTCTTCCTTACTATCCGTTCTCTGTTTATCAAGCATTCATCCGGCAATATCCTCGGCAATATCTCTACGTGCCGACGATGTACACGCAACTCAAGCAGGGCTCGACTGGTAGCCTGTTATTCTATCCGATCCCAAACACAGCCTATCAGTTCGATGTGGACGCGCTGTGTCTGCCCGCCGATCTGGAATCGGACGAAAGCCCCGAGGCGCTTCCCGAACCTTGGACGGACTCGGTCCCGTGGGTTGCGGCAGCGCTTTGCTACGAAGAGCTCCAGAATCTGAACAGTGCTCGTTATTACCGGGAAATGTTCAATGATTATTCGCACAAATACTCGGCATGGGCGCGGCCATCACGGATCAACAACCCCTACGGACGCTACTGATGAAAGGCTTGATCTCCTGGGCTCTCCTGTTTGGCTCTGTGACGTCAGCGCTTGGGGCGTGTCCTTCTCCTAATCCGAATATTTCAGCAGGAGTTCCTGGGAATCCGTTTATCGATGGATGTCCTCTGCCTGCGTCTGGTTTGAACAATCTTGCCGCGACGATAGCGACGAAGGGTAATGTGTTTGCTCCGACTACGGCGACCGCGATCGGAGAAGTGGCGTTGTTTAATAATCTTACTGGAACTTTGCTGAAAGACGCGGGACCAGGCTTAACCCTATCCATACCAGCTGCCAGTCTGGGGCGTGGACTACAGGTGTTCCAAGCATCGGGCGGCACGGTAGGTGGTGGAGTTTCGTACTACCTCAATCAGATTTCCAACAACCCCGATACGATGGCGGTACCGGGGCCAAATTTCGGCGTTAATCTCAACATTCAGGACAACTTCGGGGGAAGTGGCGCGGCTGGCGGCAGGATTGGTGCTAATGTTGGTGTATTGCTAACCTCTTCGACATCAGTATCCAATACCAATCATAACTATGTTGGAATATCCGGCAACGCAGAAGCGGCGGCCGGCGATAATGGTACGGGAGGCAGTCCCCAAGGGGCATTCTTCACATATGGTGGATATGCGCTAGCAGACTCTGGGGCGACGAATCTCTTAGAACTCTCGGGAGCCGAGATTAACATAGCGGCTAAAACCGGTTCGTCCGTCTATGGCAAGTTCGGCTGGACTCTTGTTGAGTTGGGAACCGACGCCGTGCATGGAACGATAGAAGCCGCTCTTGGCGTCAGCTCCATCGCTGGTGCTGTAGGTTGGAATGTTGGAATCCTATTCTCTAACTTTAATGGTCAGTACCCTATTGCCACTGGAGGGGATTTGGTTGCGTCTTCCGGCGGGACCGTTGTTAGGAACGCGCTCAATCTCGCCGGAACCATCGTGTCTAATTGCTTCTTGAATACCTCGATGGGGTGTTTGATTAATGGTGCTGGCACGCTTTTGACAAGCGGCAACTATACCTCTATCGGAACGAATATACCGTTGTTCTTCTATTCTGATAGCGGAACGCACGTTGCTGGGGCGATGGTCGCGGTAGGAAATACCGTAAATTACGCATCATTAGTTTCGGGCACGACCGGCGTAGCGCCGCAGATTCATGCGGCAGGTTCCGACACAAACGTAGACATTATTATTTCCGGTCAGGGTTCTGGGGGTACGATTGTCTCGTCCATGCCGTCAAGTTGTGCAGGCAGATCAGCTGGGACATTAGTGTCTGCATCTGGGCACGGCGGAACTGTAACGTGGTGCTGAGCGTGATTCGTAAATTCCTTGCACCCACGCTTTCTCTGTTCCTACTCGCAACCGCCTCCGCGGCATTTGGCGCGTGTCCCTCTCCGAACCCGAACATCTCGGCTCCGCCGTTTGTGGACGGCTGCCCGCTGCCGGCGTCAGGACTCAACAATCTTGCTGCCATGATCGCGACAAAAGGCACGGGCAACGTGAATGGTCCGACCGTGACAGCGATTGCTGAGATAACTTCATTTAACAATACCGTGGGGACATTGTTGCGAGAGGGCGCGGCACAGATAAGCGATAATCAGACGGGAGCAGTAGTGACGACCGGCGCGACATTGGCTGGAATCACCAATCCGACTTTTAGCGCCGATCAGATTTTGGCGTTTACGTTCTGCACGGCGCCATGTTTGCCGCTCCCGGCCGCTGGCGGTGGCAATTATGACGGCGTTCGCGGAGTGGGCGTTGCCAATCCCGGTACAACTGTGCCGATTGTCGCGGGAGTATCTGGTTATGTGTTGGCGAATCAGCCGTTCTCGGGAGTGGTGCCGTTTGCGGTATCTCTTTTTGGCACGGGCGCGGTAAATGTTGATGGCGGGCGAGTTGAGGGAATTAACACAAATATCTCTGATCGAGAATTTAGGGTCGCTCAGCCACCCGGGACTCACAACCGGCTCATACAAAACGAACTAGATTTATCTTGGAGTTATACTGATACGGTCGCAACTGCGTTGCTTATATCAGGTAACGCAGTAGTGCAAGACAACAACACCGGAGGAATTACATTATCTTATCCAAATTTCAGCGGGAGCCCTGGAGCTATTAAGTGGGGTCAATTCCTCGCAACGCTGAATGGAACTACCCCTACGTTTTCGATTATTGGGACCAAGGCGTTTGTCCCCAATGGCGGGGGCGGGTTGACGACGAACAGCCAAGACATTTTCTGGGGGAATTACATTGCCGGCGTTGCGTTCCAGGGGCAACTGGAGTTTGGCACTAATATGTTCGGTAATGCTATGAATCCCGCGTTCAATTTTAATTATCCGATAACCACTATGACGGGCGGGGTTGTCGCAAGATCTAGTACAGACAAAATTGTTCAGATCGGCGGCAATAATACGTTGTCGAGCGGCGCAAGCATTGAATCTCGTAACGACGCGAACTCTTTGGTGGAACCATTAGAAATCCTTAGCAGCAATATATTACTGAATAGTAACATGCTTCAGGTTAACAATGGTGGTAGCGGCGTGACGACCGCTGCGAATTGCACGACCATAAACGCGGCTACTGTCGTGGTAATAAACGGGATTATGGTGCATTGCTGATCACTGCTGATCACTGCTGATGTCTGAACGCGGCAGCTCCTCTCTCCCTGCTCGGCCGCCCCAGACTCCGGGGTTCCCGTCCAATCCGTTTCCGATCCCGTTTGAAGTCTTCGAGGGACTGAACACTCATGTCCCGCGCCCGTCGATCAAAGACACGGAGATGTCGATCTGCGACGGATGGGTGCCGTTCGGACCGTCATTCCTGCGGACGATCTGGGATAACGGCGCGGCATTTTACACCGTCCCCCCTCCCAATGGCTCGCCTGGGGTCGAGACGATCGTTTGGTTCGGCTGGGCGGTCCTTCAGGACGCCTATGTTTGTGCGATCCTGCTCTCTGACGGCTCACTGCAAGAAGCATTCGGAGCGGTTGGCGGCACTACGACGGTGGTGCAAATCGCCCCACCGGGGACGATCACACATCCCTCCAACATTCTCGGGTTTTCTTCGTGGGGTGGGCAATACCTGATCTTTTCTGCCGCTCAGATGAACGGTTATTGGCTGTGGGATGGGATCAATCTCTTTGGCGCTGGCGGATTATCCCCGGTAGTCACCCTCACCAATTCGGGGATGAATTACAGCTCGGCACCGACGTTCAGCCTAATGACCACGGGAGGTGGAACCGGCGCCGCGTTCTCGGCGACCTTGGCAAACGGCTCAATCGACAAGATTACAGTCACCAATCCCGGTCATGGATTCGGCGTCAACGATTTCTCCGTCCTATCGATCACCGGAGGCGGATCGGACAACACCGCTATCTTTACCGTCAGCATCGGTCCCGGAGCGGCGGTGTCAGGCGTTCAAGTCGTCAACGGGGGTCATCAGTATTCGGCGAGCAGCTATGCGACCATAACCGGAGGCGGTGGGACAGGGGCTAGCGTTGCATTGCAGGCACAGGCGGGTGTCATCACGGGGATTACCGTCGTCAGTGGCGGCTTGGGGTACACTTCGCCGCCGACCGTCTCGGTAACCGATCCGACCGCGGCAGGCAGTGGATTCGTCGGCGTTGTCGAGATTTCTGGCGGTCAAATCATCTCGCCAGTGCAGATTTCCGGGGGTACGGGGTATCTGACCAATCCTGTCGTCACCGTCATCGGGGATGGCACGGGAGCACAAATCGAGCCCGTGGTAACGGGCGGCCAGGTATCTGGACTGCTGATCGTAAATCCCGGCTTTGGGTACAGCGTGGCGCTCGTGCAGTTCTCCGGAGGCAATGATGGGGCATCGGCGACGGTCTCATTGATGCCATTCGGCGTGAGCGGGACAGCGATCGAGATAGCGTTCTCGCGAGTATGGGTGACCAATGGCGCAGCTCCGATTACATCGGTCCCTCCTCCGTTAAACCGGACGGTGTTCTCCGCACCTGGCGATCCCTCGGATTTCCGACCATCAGATGGGGCGGGGGCTTTCCCGGCGCTCGATTCGTTTCTTCAAGTTGGATATCACTCGCTCAAACAAGCGAACGGCTTCCTCTATTTGATCGCCGATTCGGCGGTGAATTACATCTCGGGTGTCGTCACGTCGTCGTCGGGGAATCCGCCCATTGCTACTACGGTGTTCACCACTGTGAACACCGATCCGCAAACCGGCTCTCCGTGGCCGAGTTCGACGCAGGTTTATCAACGCAACATCGTGTTCGCCAATCCCACGGGCGTCTATGTCTCCTATGGCGGGGCAGTGACCAAGATCAGCGATCAACTCGACGGGATTTACAACACCGTACTTCCGGCTTTCGCACTGCCGAGCAACACGGATAATTACTCCTCTGCCGTCGCGGATCTTTTCGGATCGGTCAGGGTCTACGTGCTGTTGCTTCCGATCATCGATCAGGTGACCGGGGTGCGAACCAACAAACTGCTGTTGTGGAACGGCAAGATTTGGTTTACGGCAATCCAGAACCTGAATCTGACGTATATTTCCGGGCAGAAGTTCAATTCAGCTCTTAGCGCATGGGGAACAGACGGCACAAGCATCTATCCTCTATTCACCGAACCAAGCACGGCTGTAACGAAAACGGTACAATCGAAACTCTGGGCCACTCCGGGATACTACTTCACCAAACAGATGCTGAGGCTTTTGGGGATCGTACAGAACCTCACAGGCAGCACGATTAGCCTGAGAGTGACGTGCGATAACGAGACGAACAGTTCGCCCGCCGTGACCGTCTCTCTGCCAGTGACTTCCGGGTTTGACGTGTTCGGTCCGATTCCCCTCGGGAACAGCGGCAGACTCCTCGGGATCTCGATACAGACAGAAGCGAGCGATGCCGCTATCCTGTCGATGACGATGATTAACCAGACCTTTGAAACGAACGTGTGAGGTAGGAGCGGTGCATCATAGTGGCCCCCTTTATGACGAGTTGCGTAGGATAACACGCCGAGCGTTTGGCTGTTGCGAGGCTGATGCCCAGACCGCCCCCCAGAACACTCAGCCTCCGCCTCCTAAGTCGTTCGGCGAAGCTGTCGGCAGGGTGTATCGCCAACTCAAGCATGGAATCCAAAATCAAGATGGCCTTGACGGCTCGGTCAAGGAAACCGTCACCAAGGAACTCGATGATCTTGCGGATAAGCACGAAAACAAGAAGCCGTGGCCGGGGATGCTGCCGTAATGGCGCTTGCAACACTGCTGAACTTACCGCGCGATCAAAACCTGATCGGGCAGTTTTCCTTCGCCAATCAAGACTCGCATCGGAAGATCGCCGCAGCGGTGTTCGCCCAGATGAAGGGGATGATCATCCCGCAGTACGTTTTCGACCCGATCCCTCTTTTCGCGGGCGGGCTGCTTACTTGGGGTTTAAACCACCAAGCCACCCATAATGTGCAGAACGAGATCCTCGGCATCCAGGGGGAAGATCTGACGAGCCTTGATTTTCAGGACGAAGCGCAATTATCATCGTGGATACAACAGCACTTTATCGAGCATTACCAGGCTGAGGCGAAATTGGGAGTGACTTAATGGCATTTGAGAAGGGGCATCCTCCGTATCCGCGTCGGCCGCTCGTCGAGGTAGAGACGCTGGGACGAGAGATAAGTCCGTTCGATCCGACGCCAGTCATTGTGAGTCGCTTTCTGCTCGTTGACGCAATGTCGCCTCGCGGAGCATGGCTGATCAATCGGTTGACGCAAAAATGGCCCCATCTGTCACAGGCGACGTTCTCCGGCCGGTTGCGGGCATGGATCGGATCGAACTCGCACTACCTTACGAAGACTCCTCACGGGGTAGGGCTGAGCCGGATCGTTCGCACGGAGCTCGACGCGCTCCCAATCGCAGAGGAAGTATTCCTGTTCCTTGAGGAGCCGAAAGAACACAAATATGATCGCGAGGGGTTTGCGATCTACCGAGACACGGGGAGATGGGCGAAGAACCTCGGGGCGAGCCGATACATTGTTGATAGGAATTCCGACTGCGTGTCGAATGACATCGCTCGAAAGCTTGCGGCGCGAGAGGACGTAGAGGTGAGTTTAATCCTATGACCGAGGACGATCCGATCATTGATGATGATTTGCTCGATGAGATCCAAGAGGCTTTCTGGGGAGCTTACGAAGCGGCGCCGAATGGCGAGGGCGTCATGGGAGCAGCAGAGTTTGGGGCACGCGCCGCCGCATTCGCGGCGATGGGCATTAAGGCTCCTGAAGCCGTCGCCAAGGCGATTGGAGAAGCAGGACACTACGGTGTGCCGCGCAAATATAAACTCGTCCCGAGGGAGGCGGGCGATCCGCTATGATCGCGGTTTGGCGGGCGGCGCCGCGAGACTTGCCCTGGATCATCGAAGTTGCGTCTCGTAAATACCCTGCTTTTGATGCCGATGCGGCTTTGACGTGGGGAGCGGCGATGATCCACAACGATGATGTGGCTATTCTGCGAACCGAAGACGCATGGTGTGTCGCGGCGTGTCAGCCTCGCTTTTATGCCCCACGGAAGCCGCAGACTCATCTCCTTCTGTTATGCTCGGCGCTTTCCGAGGGCCGGGCAGCATGGCAGTCAGTTGCTCTTGTTCGCGCAGTTCACGCATGGGCGATCGAGCGCGGTTGCTCGCGATTGGATATTGAGGCCGAAATATGCAATGTTGATTTCGGTCCGTTCGCTCGGAGGCTCGGCATGTCCGTGCGACGATCAGTCAACTACGTGTTGGAATGGTGACTTGTGGCCAAACCTGGATTTCTGAATATTCTGGCGCCGCTGGCGCTCGGTGCTGCGGGACTTGCGGCGCCGGAACTCCTCGGGGCGGTTCTGCCTGCAGAAGCTGCGGCGGGGGGAGCAGCAGAGGCTGCCCCATTCCTGATTCCGGGTACGGAAACAGCGCTTACGGGAGCGGAGACAATCCCCCTTGCGAGTTTCGGCTCAGACATCGCCGCTGCAGCGCCAGGATTGGCAGGCGCTGCTCCGGGATTGGCGGGAGCGGCGGAAGCTGCTGGGGGATTAGGTGGTGTTGCGCCAAATCTTCTGGCCGCCACCTCTGATGTTGCTGCGCAGGCGGCTCCGCAACTTGCTTCAGCTGCGCCGTCGTTGACAGGAGCCGACGTTAGCGGCATCTCGGCTCCGACATCAGCTGCGCCTGCGGGCGGCGGGTTTTTAGGTGGCACTCCTCCGCCGGGTGCCGTCTCTCCGGATTTCACTTTGCAAGGCCCTCCTGCGGGGGCTGATGTGTTTACTGGAGCCACTTATCCTGGGGCAGCATCGGGAACCCTGACGCCTCCTGCGGGGGCGGTAGGTGCGCCAACAGAGATTGCGCCAGCAACGATCACGCCGGGAGGGCCAGGCTTGACGGCGGCGGCCGGAACGCCGGGCGGCGGCATCCCATCGGCAGAGGCTTACAATGCGTTCACCCCTGCTCAACAAGTGGCGGCTGATGTTGCCGCAGATCCGACTGGTACGGGGGTGGCGGCTTCAGATTCTGCCGTAGCCGGAGGTGGCGGTGGGTTTGGTGGCTTCGCCAGCGACGCGGGAGAATGGGCGAAAAAGAATCCTGGCGCATTGCTGACGGCGGGATTGTTCGGCTCCCAACTCTTCAAGGGGAATCCTCCATTCCCGGCAGAAACTAAAGTTGGCAACCTCGGAGCAGCAGCGCAGGGGACCGCGACACAGCTCACCTCGCCGCTTAATACGGGTATTCTTCCTCCCGGCGCACAGCAGGAAGTGGATGCGTCAACCCACGCGGCCATCGCACAAACAAAGTCGGCCTACGGGAATTTGGGGTTGACCGGCTCGACGATGGAGGCGGACAAGATTTCGCAGATCAAGCAGAATGCCGCCGCTCAGCAGTTCGGCATCGCCAACAACTTGTTGCAGCAAGGGGCTCAATACTCATCGATCGCGGGGAATGACTATAACGCCGTGCTGAACGCGCAGATGGCACGAGACGAGCAATATCGCAACGCGCTTTACGGGTTTGCCCGATCGCTGGCTGGGGCTGGTTATTCGCCGCCAGCTTATGCTGCTGCGGCGACAGCATGAGAACAACAGTAAAAAAGTGGTGGGGAGTAATAGATCTTAGTCTCCAGTCGGGCTATGCTATTGATGTTTACCAAGGGGAGGAATCAAGGACCAGGCGGCACGTTAGAAACAACCATTTTATTATCGGGGAATTTTCAACTCCCGAACAGGCTAAAGAGCGTATCCATGAAGTGCTAAGGCTCAATGAGCTGCGGCAAGCGCGTGATGGGCAGAATGCCCATTAGCCTAAGCCGAGAAGACCTCATGGAGGCAATTACCGATGGAGTTAGGCAGGCGATTTTGAGGATTGCCGATGGCGACAGCACGTTTAATGCCCCACACGAGTTATTTTATGACGCGATCAGACAAGCCGTGAAGGATGCGGTTTTCCAGATTGCTACTAATGCTACAGATGCGCCGTCTGAGGATTTTTATGATGCCATCCGGGATGGCATAGAAGCTGCATTTTCTAGTCGATTGCCATAACAGATGGATGACGCAAACCTACAGGCGGCTGATCCGCACCTATCGCCTGGGCAATTAGCGGCTTTCAATCCGCCATCCGAACCCCAGTTGCGTCCTGGGTTGTTGGCCTCTCTCCAAATGCCGTCAGAGCCGAGTGTTAAGCCGTCTGGATTGACGGGCAATCTCCAGCAACAAGCGCAACAGGCGACTGGTAATCCCCATGCGGATGGGTTGAGCAATTTTATCAAAGTCAACATGCAATTGGAGGGCACAGGAAAAGACCCAAGATCAAGCGCGGTCAGCGGATGGATCAAGGACGACTGGCGCGAAATCACGCGTGGCGAACCGGAGGTTCAAGGCAAAGACGAAGACCAGATCCTGGCCATGAGGGATGACAACAGCCCAGCTGGGCTGGCGTTCAAGGCGCATATGACGGGCAAGCGCACGGAGTTAAACGGGCAAGAACTGGCGAAGTCGGGGGTACCCGTAAATGATGGTACGTTGCGGCTGGCGTTTGTTTTCGGTGCGCATGGCGCGAAGAGGATTGCGCAGGCCGATCCTAATACACGGATAGAGGCGATCGACCCGGCCGCGGTATCTGCGAACCCGGAATTCGCTGGTCTAACGGCCGGGCAAGTCATGCAG